AACGCAGCGAGGCTCTGCGAGATCAGGGTAAAAATCAGAGCGCTGCGGAGGACTTCCCGCATACGCAGCGAGAGCCTCTGCATGGACTTCTGGGCCTTCTTGGTGGCCGCGTCCAACGCGCCGCTATGCCGGCTGGATTCAGACAGCTGCTTGGCCAGGCCACCCGCCTCCTGCTTGGCGCCTTCCAGCTTCTCATACGCCGGCAGCAGTTTGGCGTCAATCTTATCGATCTGGGCCACCACTCCGGCATGTTCTGCCTCCAGCTGCTGAGCACGAGTGATTGCCTGCGACTGCTTCTGATCCGCGCCGGCAACGCCCGACATCCACTCTTTCTGATACTGAGCAGCCTCTGCTCGGGCTGCCTTAATCCGTGCTTGGAGAGCCTCCGCCTGCTGAACGAGCGGGGACTTCTTTGCCTCTCCGTCAGAGATAGAGCCCTCCAGTTTCTCGATCTCTTTGGTAAGCTTATGCAGCTTCTTTTCGAGAGTCTTGTTATCGAGGTCGGTTGCAATGACAACCGAACCGTCAGCGTTTGGCATTTAACCGCCTCCCCACTGTTTCAAAAGTTCATTTTCCTGCTCGGTATAGGTGGTCTTTAGATCCACCAGCTTCCTGTTCTGCTGATACCACTCCCGGTCAGCTTTATCCAACGGCTTGCCTTTTGCCTTCAGATTGCGGATCCGCACGATCTGGGCAAAAACACAATCGCCGATTTCATAGTAAGCAGACAGGAAACTCCACCAATGCAGGTATTCTACGGAACGGATTTCCGTACCGATAACGCGATTGACCGGGGCCACGATGAATTGGAAATCCTGCTCCCAGTCCATGAGTTTCGGCCTTTTGCGCGGCGCGGTGTCTTCTTCAGACCCGCCGTCTATGAACCAAAAGCACCGGCGCAAAGCCGTTTCATAGTGGTCCACTGGCATCGCTTCAAAATCCTCGTAGAATATTCCCAGCGCAACGAGCGTCTTATCCTGAGCAGACAAGTCAGGATCAGAAAGGGCGGTGCAGATATCCAGCACCGCCCTGTAATCGGACCGTATTGCGTACTCAGCATCGCAGATCTCGAGACTGGTCGGCAGCTCGTAAATCACTTCTTATGATACTTGGCCATATATTTCTGGACGCGCGGATTCGTCGCCTTCTGTTCCCGGGCGAAGGCGGTATCCACTTCATCCATGATGGCCAGCATCAGATTTGCCCATACCGGAAGCCCGGAGGCCATAGCATACACGTTCATGCCTCCGAACAGCATGGCACAGACAGGTGCGTCGAAGACGCCATCAATGAGCTCCCGCATCTCCTTGTCCCGTTCCCGCATGAGGTCGAAAATCTTCGCTCGGTCAGTCATCCGGGACACCTGTTCCTGATAGGCTTCCTGCTTTCTGTCCAGGTCATTGAACGCGGCATAAAGCTTCTCAACAAAGACGCTGTCCGTAGGGTTAAAGACCACGTCACACTGCTCATTGAGATGGTAGGTAACGAGGCCCGTGTCAAACTGTAATACTTTCTCACGCACTTCCGGCATCGGTTATCCCTCCTTAAGCTGCTTCCGGAGTGAAGGTAACAGTGCCGTCGGCAATGGCCGCGGTACCGATCTTGCGCTCGCCGCCGAAAACGACATCGATGGGCATGCCCACGTTGGCGCTGCCGCCGAGACCGGAGACCTTGACCAGGCTGGAGGGGTAACGCTCGGCAAATACCGCGGTCTTTGCGGTACCAGCGTAGGCGTGAACCACCAGCAGGTCCTGGTTTGCGATGGCAGAGGAATCCTGATCCTTGACAGCGATGTTCCAGATCTTCTTCTGCGCGGCATCCGCGGAGTCCAGCTCCCAGGGCTCGAAGGTCTGGGTGATGATAGGAGCGTTGACGTTGGTGTAGGTGTTGCCGAAGATGTCCTTCTTGGACTCCTCACCCCAGTCATACTCGCTGGAGCTTTCCTCGACGCGCTTACCAACGGGGCTCCAGATGGGAGCCGCAGAGGTACCCGTATTCAGGTACAAAATCAGAAGCTTGCGCGCTACGACGGAACCCGCCGCAGTGTTGAAAGTCAACTCTTCCATGTTTACACCTCGAATTTCTTAATGAATTGGACGGACAGCTGAACCATGTAGGTTGCCGTCCCTTCTTCGGTCGATTCATACAGCACGCCGTTCTGCGCCATGATTTTCTCCCGCTGAGGGTCGTCACCGAAAATCGGCGCTGCGCCGATAATGCTCTGTGTCTGCACCCATTCCTGGAAGCCCATGACCCAATCCGCGTTGATCGCCGCCCCGGTATCGTCGCCGGGCACCTTCTCAAAAACGTAGTAGAGGCCGAAGTTATACTGGTTGGTTACCGTGACACTGCCAAAGATATCCTGGCGGCGGTCCACCTCTACCAACCCAGAGGGGAAGATGCCGCCATTGGCAGGAACCTGATCTGTGAAGTCGACCCTGAAGTGATCGAGGATATCGAAATCCTCAAAGGTCTGAAGCCAGGTTCTAACTTTTTCCAAGGGTGTCATCGTTTCCCCGCCTTTCTGTTAACGTACCGCTGCAGGTCATTCCGCATAGCGGTGCCCTCGGCAGCAACCAGAGCACGGTCCCAGAAGGGGCCCGCCTGGGGGTTCTCGGTCTTGGTATACTTCAGGTCGCGATCAGTAACCTGTTTCGGAGGAGACCCGACCATGACCTTGCCGAAATAGATGTATTTGGCATGTGGGGCTGCCGTAATGATCCGCGGCTCATTCACCACAGTCTGCGTCTGTGTCAGCTTGATGGTGGCGCCAGTGCGGTACGGCATATATTTGACGATACGCCGCAGTACATTGGACGTGTGGAACCGCTGGACGTCGCCATCCACCGTGAGCCCCTTGGCCTTTAGGATAGCTCTGACCGGCCGCATATCGACCTTAACACGACCGACCACATTCATCCGCCTGCCTCCACATGGACCACGCTTCCCCGCCAATACTTAGGGTCGACGTATTTGATCACGCCCAGCCCCGGGGTCTTTGCAGGGATGAAGGCCGCCCACGCTTCCCGGGTTGCAACCTCAGGCCCTTCCCCATGGATCACTTTGTCGCCGACCGCTACAGGAACGGATGCGCCAGGGATGACCAACAGAAAGGGATTAGCTTCCTTACTGCCGGTCTTATCCACGTTCTGGACCTTTTTGAAATCCAGAAAAGCCCCCTTCCGAATTACTTTTCGGGTATAGGTTTCCGCGCCGTCCCAGTGATAGACCGTCACCGTCTGATTGCACAGTCGGTAGTCCACCGGAGGACGAGGGGCGAAGCATCTCACCATCAGCCCACCCCCCGGTAAATCTCCAGGTACTTACTTGCGCAGCGGTACAGTTCTTTGGCCTGCCCCTTAGGAGAGACATCCAGGGTAGACGCGGCAAGGTTGCCGTAGCTTACCGATACGCTGCCGATCGAGGCAGAGGACACCGGGCCACCGGCACCGTTCTGAATCGCGTCAAAGCTGGCCAGCGCGTCGGCCATGGCACAAATGGCCATGGCCTCTGCGTAGGGCACGCCAGAAGCGTCGGGCTTATCTACCAGGTCGGCCGGAATGGTAACGGTATACATCCGTTTGAACCTCGCCAACTGTTCAGTTGCACGGCTCGCGTAGAAATGCCAATCATACTGCGAAATACAGGGCAGAGGATCTTCCAAAATCCCGGGCGTCCCATAATAGTTCATGTAATCTTCCCAACTGACCACTTGGGTGCCCCCTCTCTGAACAATTTACTCCGCAGGATTAGCGGGCTTGTCGTGCTTCTCCTTCATGTGATTGTCCAGAGCGGCCTGGCTCTTATAGACCTTGCCGCATTCGGGGCACACAAACTCCTCGGTCTTCTTGGGGAAGACCAAACCAACAGTTTTAGCCATACTTTACTCCTCCTTAGCCTGCGGCCTTGTGGTGCAGGTAGATACCCGCGGCCTTGTTCTCATAGACATCGGCGATGGAAACGTGGCGGTAGCCGAAGCCGTAGCCATCGGCCTTCTGGTTCACCTCGGGGGTGATGACCTTGGGGGCGATGTGCTTGGAGAACTGGATCAGGGCGGGCTTGTGGATAATCATGAAGTTGATATCCGCGGCGCCGTCAGCCTTCTTGTAGCCGCCGGCAGCCTCGGTGTCCCGACCGGACAGCTGAGAAATGGCGGTGTAGAAGCGGGACTGGGGCACCTTCTTCACGCTGGCGAAAGACTTCAGGATCTCCTTGGACTTGGTGGTGTCCAGATCCTCAACCATACCCAGCAGCGTGGGGGTGATGCGCAGATGACGATCCTCCATGGGAACCTCGTCCTCGTCCATCTTGTTGGCGGCCGCACGCAGGGCCTCAACGACGGCGGCGCCGGTATCCAGGGTAACACCCGCCTCAACCTTGGAAATGCCTGCAGCAGCGGCGTAGCTGGCGAAACGGAAAGCGTCCAGCTCGGGCACGACCTTGGTGCGGATGAACTCACCGGACAGACGGCCGAAGGCGATGCCGGCGGTCTCCAGGTTATCCATGGTGTCGACATGGAACATACGGCCGCGGTCGAAGTTACACTTCACGGTCTCGTTGACCAGGGTAACGTCGCCGTTGATGTAGCCCTCATTACGGGAGTACTCGGCCAGACCCTGCATGTCCAGCTTGGGGATGATCAGCTCGTTGGCGTTGGCGCCCTGACGGGCCAGCTCGGACGCGCCGTCCAGATCAGCGGTCAGAGACGCCAGCTTGTAAACCTCGTCCAGAATGGGGACGTACTGCATTGCCAGTTCAATAGCGTTCATGAATCAAAACTCCTTTTACTCATTTTTCAGTCCGGCTGCGGCTCTCATAGCAGCCACACCGGTAAGAGCGCCGGGGGCAGGATTGCCGCCGGTGCCGAAGGAATACGGAGGAGGAGTGCCCTTGTCCTCTTCGAACAGGTAGCCGCTATCCTTCTTCAGGCCCTCCAAAGCGGCTTTAATGTCGTCAGCCTGGTTCTTGCTTCCCTTCAGAGCCTCGAGCTTCTCAGTACCAAGCACGCCGATGATAGCCGCGGCATTGCGGCCCTTTGCTGCGGTGATGGCGTCCCTCAGCACGCCCTGAAACTGCATATCGGCAATCTTGGCGGCGTGCTCGGTCTCCTTAGCCGTCAGATCACCCTGCAGCTTAGTGATCTGGCCCTGGAGCTGCTGAACATCGACGCCTTCAAATGCCTTCAGGCCGTCTTTTGCGGTCTGGAGCTGCTCTTTGATGGACTCGTAGTCGGCAAAGGGCTTCTTGGCGTCCTCGATGTCCCGGCCGTTCTCGGCCATAATGGCATCGATGATTTCCTTCGTCAGAGGCTGATCGCCGACTTTGAAATTCTGCAAAAACTCTCTTTTCATGGTGTTCCTTTCTCCGCTACGCTTTTTTGTACGTGGGGCGCATCCACCGGCGGTAGCCTTTATTACGCCCGGCAGGGCAAGTTTGGGTATGAAAAAAGCAGCCTCTCAGCTGCTTCAATCAACGATATTTACTTCTTGTGTCCACATGGATACCGGAGGCTGCCCACCCCAGATGGATAAGCAAACGCAACCGCCGTTGTTCAGGATCTCCAGATCCTCCGGACTGGGCTTCCACACGCTGGTCACGGTTTCGTGACCGCTCTCCTCGTCTTTGCGACGAAGGGCCGGCAGATCTCCGCAGCCGGGTGCGGTGTATGTGGAATTCATATCTACGAATTTTACAGCGTCCATAATGTCTCCTTTCGGGCATAAGAAAACCGCCGACCTATCCAGTCGACGGTTAATCTCTAATAATTCCATCCTCAAGGGATTTATCGTATCTCGCTTTCCAAAAATTGTAGGACTCCACAGCCTCCGGAGGCGCCTTGTCAGTCAGATGCGGGATCTCGTTTTCGTCGTACCATACCCAATCCGGGTTGGATTCGAAGAATGTGGATTTGTGCGCAAAATCAAACGTCCCCA